GCCACTTGGGTTGCGAAGCCGAGCTGAGCTCTAGCTTCGAGCAGTTTCTCATTCTTCTTCAGAACGTTCTTAACGTTGATAGAACGTTGGTAATTGGCTCTATAGGCACTAGAAAGTGCGCTAGTTCTGTCCTTATCGTAGCTAGTGAGGATTCTTTCTGCCGCAAGGCGGAACCTCGCTGGTGCCGATTTGACACCTTTAGCAAACCCTCTTGGGTCTGTATAGCCCGCTCCTCCGAGTTCCCTAGGGAAGAAGAGGGGTATACCAATCTTACGATAGGCGTTTACGATATCCTTGTGAAGGGAGAGCACTGTTTTACAAACTGCTGCTTTAACTTTGTTAGATACACCGGATCCGGCTATTATTTCTGTCGTTCTTGGACCTGCTGTAATGAGGTCGCTCGAGTCTTTGGACTTGTTCGATTTATTTACACCTCGCCTGAGGATAAGGTACCGAAGTGGTACCACGTTAAGACGTTCTACTCTGACTTTCTCACTCTTTCCCACCTTAGTCTTATGGAATTGGAAGGCTCGTTCTGCAAAGATCAAGCCATATCTGCTGATATAGGATTTACTAAGGTTAACCTTGAGGCCAATGAGCCCTATCTGGTTTTCATATTCTTCTATTTCTTCCTCGGTCCAACTGGCTCCGAGGTCGTCTCCCCTAACCATGTATGCATCACTATTATTTCTCGAACAAAAGAGATTTACTATTGTCAAGTACGTGAAGGAGAGTGGAAGACCCATATGAATACCACGTGTCGTGGTCACGGTCTCACCGTCTGGGTAAAGAACTCGTGTCTCTCCTGTAAGTTTGTTCATAAGTTTGCGGAGGTGCATAATGTTTTGTCTACTTACTTTATTGTGGGGGACGGAATCAACTATTGCATCTGTAATAACTTGAGCAACGTGGTGTGGAAAGAGATCTGTGGCTGTTTTCAAGTCGCCACTATAGTACATTGCGTTCTTCTTACTTTTGTAAGGGAACTCATAAGCATATTCACCGTCACCATTCTGGTCGACGTTTATGTGTTGTTCTATAGGGCCTACGATAATATCCCTGATAGCATTCCCCACTGCAACCAAACTGGCAGGAGGGCT